ATCTTTTATTATTTTTGTAAAAAGAAAATAAAATGATAGTAGGTGTATTAGGTAAAAAAAGATCAGGTAAAGACACAACAGGTGATTACTTAGTAAATAACAAGGGTTTTGTTAAATATAGTTTTGCGAACCCACTCAAACGTGGCGCTATGGAAATATTTGGTTTTACCGATGACCAGGTGTTCGGTGATAGTAAAGATACGGTGGACCCTATCTGGGGTGTGACACCAAGATTAGTTCTGCAAGTTATGGGTACTGAATTATTTCAATACGATATCCAAAAACATATCCCAGAATTTGAGGTAATCGGTAGAAAAATTTGGGTTAAAAGGTTTAAACAATGGTATGAAAATAATAAACATTTAAACGTTGTTATTTGCGATGTACGCTTTCAACACGAAGCAGACGCAATTTTAGAATTAGGTGGTAATGTTTGGAAAGTACAAAGACCTAGCATTATTTCCGTGGATGAACATCCATCCGAAAAAGAAATGGATTCAATTACAGGTATAACATCCGAAATAATAAATAATGGTACATTAGATGATTTGTATCATAATGTTGACACGTTATTAGATGATTTACGAAAATCCAATAGTTGAAATATTATCGGTACATAATTTTCGAGTTAATAGGGCAACAGCCGAAGCGTTATGCTACGCTTTTAACGGTAGAATAGGGTGTGATAGAAAAATTAATATTGAGTTGTTTAAAAGGTTTGCTAAGTACAAACCTTTATACGTTTTTAATTACGGGGGTGTTTTAAATTACGAAAGAAAAGACCAACCAATACAATTACAGGGCGTTGAAATTGTTGTACCAGAAGGTGATGAAGAAAAATTTATGGATGATAACTCAAACTTCATATTCTATGGTGGGCCAAACTCTGGTCTTCAGTGGTTAGATGGTGAAGATAGTTATGAGGGTGTATATGGTAAATGTAAGGTTACTTTTTAGTTATCTTTAACCTAAGAGTACCAGTCCCCTTTATAACTCTATGCCAGTCGTGTCTTGCTATTTTTAGCGAGACATTTTCTTTTAATTGTATTGGTAACTGATTATCGTATTGAAAAAACCAATCAGTCTCGTTTAAAACTTCAACAACCCTATCTTCATCATCCCGATGCCATTTAAGTTCAATTGGGTTAATGTCTTGATCGAATTCTCTAATAATAACGTTATTATCGGGTATCGCAATATCCGATAATATAATATCAGTATATGGTTTACCAGAATCCACCAAACTTAGATTTTAAACCAAGCAAGCTGGCGTATCTTGGTAACCTGCAAGCCCAATAACCAGCCATAGTCTTATCCTTTTTATTGGCACAGTCGTGTCTTTTAGCAAAGGATTTTCTAGCTTTAGGGTCGTTTATTTTTACAGATAAACCAGTCGTATCCCCAAAAGATACTTTTTTAACGCCACCCCCAGGTTTTCTAACATAAACGTAAAACTTCTTAGAACCACCTCTTTTGGGTTTATTAAGCTCGACCTCCTTACCCTTATATTTTGCCTCATTGATAGTGTCATCTGTAAATGGTAGGTCTAAAGCAACTAGTTCACCATCATAGTAATCAAATAAACCAAGATCGGTCGCCTCAAATAATTTTGTGTCTAATTTTGAGAGGGTTATCATTTTTCTCTCCCAAAGTAATCTAGTTTCCTTAATTAGGTTTATGTGCTTATCACTACCAGGCCTATAGATGTTTTCTAACAACGGAATATTGTTTTGTATATGGTATTTAACATCTTCAGAAATAACATCTTTTAAAACCCACTTATCAAAGTCAGTGAATAATCTTTTTTCGATCATTAACTCAAAACATTCCTCACAAACAAACTCTGATTCTGAAACTAAAGAACCAAACTCCTTATTCTCGTACATATCGTTTATCACCTCAAAAACAAAAGATAAATCTTTATACTCGGGGTTAACGGTAACATGGTAACATTCACCATCATTTTCCATCATTGGTTTACCAAAAGTATCCTTTTTCTTTGAAATATAGAACGATGGGTTTTCTGATTCCTCTTTTATCTCAAAAAGATCTGTAACAACTTCTAAAACAACGGAGTTTTTATTGACAATATTTTCTTTTGCGTTACGCCAAAGACCCTCTTGTTGTACAAACGAATTTAAAATATCTTCTTTTTTAATTATCATCTTAAAGCTTTTATATAAATACAAACTGAAATACAAAAGATTTTGTTATTAATTATTTTTTATATACATTTGCCTTATGAAATATAAACTTAGTGACCCAGAAGTCAACCAATTAATCTCAGTTGATTTGAATAAGCTTTTGAGTAAATTGAAAAGCGATTGCCCAGAGTTTTTTATTTCACCTGAAACAAAAAATGCGGCATCGTTGTCCCGTATACAAAATTGTATTTCTTTTCTTAAAACTTCGGACTCAGTTGAGCCGCCACTCTTATCAACAGAAAATTCTTTAATGGGTGTAATAGATGGTAGACATAGAATCGCTGCGGCAAAAAAAATGGGGTACACTCATTTATATATTGAGGTACCCCGAGATCAAAAAGAATTATTTAATTGTTTAGTTTAATCCTAAGAATTGTTTAGCTTTTTCTCTTAAAGTTTTTGAACCGATAGCTTCTAGGGTTTCTGGTTTAACAATAAGAAATTCTTGTTCAGCATCTTCCCAAGTGTCCACGTCATTAGCTATCTTTAGACCACCTTTTTTAGATTGGTAGTTCATATAACTAGATAAGGCATCTAAAAGCTCAGTATCTTCTATAACATATCTCCAATCATCGATGTTAGTTGAATACCTACCATCCTCATCTTCAGCCTCCTCTTGTGGGATATCTAAGTAATCCTCTAACTCACCATGTATGTCATACCATACATCATTTAATGTGTAATACAATTGGTTACTTTGTTTATCTTTTAGTAAGTACTCACTATCAGCTGTCTCAAAACCAACAAAATTACCACTAACCGATTCACCTTGTCTAACGTTACCATCATCCTGATTCCATGGTGCGTCTGATGTATCCGAACCCATTGGGTAGTTATAATTATCCATTTCCCCAACAACTTTTTTCCCCAACTCAGAAAAAATTCTTTTAAGCTGCTCCTCAGTGATTTTATATTTCTTTTTTGTTTCTTTGGGACTAGAAGTTTCACTAACAGAATTCTTTCTATTAGTAATCAAGTTAGCAACTTGATCTTCCGTCATTTTATAAATTTTCTTCATCGTAAAAATGTTTTATTATATATAGTTTGATATTATGAATTATTCGCAATCCATTGTTCACATTGTTGTCTAGTCACACCAAAAAAAACGTGGTTACCGTTAGCATCTTTAACAATAAATGGGGGAAAACTAGATCCCGTTATACCTTGATTTAAGGTTGTTACATCTTGTTCGTGTATTGTGTACATATTTTTTATCTTTTATTTTTTTATTCTATGCTGTACCGCTTTAAAGTTTTGTGCGATTTCAGCGTCAGTTAATTCCCTATCATAAAATAGTGTCTGATGAACCTTAGCCCAAGCATTTGCTTGAGGACCGTAGACACCTATATCACTATAACCAGCTGTATTTGGCCCCAACGTACCTGTGCCACCACCCCTGGTTCCAATTTTTACACCATTAACCCATAGCTGCCCACCAGATGAATTACGTTGTAATACAATATGTGCTATTTCACCAACACCCATTCTGTACGAGTAATTCCCTGACGTTATATCGGTCCAACCATTATTAGTGGTGTAACCGTACCAACCAAGTAAACCATCGGCATTATTGCCATAATAATTATCAAAGAAATACAATACGAACGAAGCATTCACATTGTAACCTGAATTCCATTTTTGTATCGGGTGGCACGCATAATTATTATTGGACGCTGATGTTTTTTCAATTAAAGCACATATGGTGATATCGGTAAAGTTGTTAGCCCATGATGGGTTACCGTTACCAAAACCAGATTGTATATTATTATTGTTAACCAAGTCGGCCCAAGTGTTAGTGGTTAAATTAAATTTGTGTGATACAATATTCGAACTATCAAAAGCCGATCTTAAGTTTGTTGTTACTAATTGGGATCTATAATACAATTGCTTAACTTGTTCCTCAGTTAAAACCGAACCATATATGTACATCGAACTTATTTTCACTAAATTAGCTGTGTAATATTCGAATAGGTTTATGGCTGAAGAGCCAGCTGCTTTCGGGTTAGACACATTCGTTTGGTTAACCTGTACACCATTAACATAACATGTCGCAGTACCACCATTTTTCGTTACACCAACAAAATAAACTTTATTTAAATCGAATTCAGCGTAGTCAGAGTTTTTGCCGAAGTCACACCCGCTATTACTCGGATCATACCTCCAGTGAATTTTTCTTTCAGATGGCCATCTCCAAATACCTGGAGATCTATCGGACCCACCAGCATTAAAACCGAATATTTTTTCCCAACTACCAGTATAACCATTTGGGTATTGGTCGGTTGAATTAAATTCTATTGCGAAAAATATTGAATGGTAATCCGTATTTAAAATATCTGTACTATTCGTATAAGCCCTAACACCAGATCCTAGAGCATTCGGTGATGGAATGAAATTACACTCGTTGAAATGAAGCCCATTGGCACTCATATCGTACCAGATTGTACTCGCTTTAGGGTATGAAGTCATATTGTCGATTTCTGTGTGTAACCTTAAATTATCCGTGTAAATCGAATCAGCTTCTTTATTAACTATTTTGTATTTACCACTGGTCGCAACCCAGTTTAATGCGTCAGTTACCAACGTAAAACGTGTTTGACCGACTCTATCAGGTAAACCATTTATTGTCTTTATTAAATCAGCATCTGAAGTGCTTGGGGATGTATAAAATAATGGTCTTGCGTTAGCTAAATTTGAGTACCCCTGTATATAACTATCTGTTACAAATACAACTCCGTCACCTGGTGCTATTGATGAGAACCAAGTTAACCCCTCATAACCACTTGTAACATCTGGCGATGAAGCCATCTCAATGTTACCTCTTTTAATCGTTTTGTTTTTTTTAGTACCAGTATTTACTGCTGTTGGTCTAGGCATTTCTATATATTTTATATATAAATATACCTTATTTCACCATAGTTTTAAAATCATAAATGTTTTTTGGTAGTGATCTAAGGTGCTCAAAACCATAGAAAGCGCTCATACTTGAATTCTGTCTTATCTCTGGACTAGAAATTAATGATTTTGAATGGAAGCTGTTTATGATATATGGTGTTCCATACCCACAAACGATATACTCCAGTTTACTCACCTTACAAATAAAAATAGCCTTTTTGTACATTTTATAGTAGAAGAGCGGGAACTCACCATAATTAAATACCACAATATCAAAGTGAGGCCCAACGGTCTCCCTTAGTTGGGTTACTGGGTCTTTATCAAAATTCGAATAATTAATAAACGGGAAGTTAACAACTCTAGATATTGCCGTTACAGCGCAAAGATTTGTAAACATTCGCTCATACTTTTCTTTTTTAATTAAGCTAGGCGGCCTATTTTTTTGGTCACGCTCGAATATTTTTTTCATATAAAGGACACAATTATGTATCTCTTTCTCATTTAACGACACATGAGTAAATCGTGTTTTGTGCGGTTCAAATGAATTGTTAAAGGTTAAAATCGCCATATCTTTGACAAAAATAATAAAAAGTTTGCCCCAAAACAAATAATTTACTATTTTTGTCAAATGAAAAGTAGATATACAGAAGAACAGTTAAAATTTATTGAGTTCAGTGGGCCAGAGTCCATAATATTGTCAGCCACCGCTGGTAGTGGTAAAACACACTCTACCGTTGGTAGGTTAAATCATCTTTTGGATAATGGTGTTGATCCGAGTAAAATAATCTTTTTCTCATTTACAAATGATGCTGTTAATGAATTAAAAAGTAGAATTGATAGGGATGTTAAAATTACAACAATACATAGCTTCACAACCTCCGTTTTAGGTAAGCTAGGTAAATTTAAACAAATAGTAACTTTTTATGATTTCATTAATTGGTATCGTGAAAAGAAAAAACCGTCATTTAAAGACCCGCAAAAAATACGTGAAGAATATTATAAAACAATTGAAAGATTTTATGAGGAGGGGGCTAATATCGCAGCAACTTTCTCTGCATATAAATTACAGTTTCACGATGGGCTTAAGTCACCTAGACCTAATTTCTACGATCATTACGTAGCGTTTTTAAAGGAAACTAATAGTCGTGATTTTTCTGATATGTTGATTGACACCGAAAAATTGACTAAAGATCCACAACATTACCAATTCTTCAACGGTATGTATGATTATATCTTTATTGATGAATATCAAGATACGTCCACTTTACAAATGAAAATATTGTCGGCAATAAATGCGAAACAATATTATCTTATCGGTGACAAAAACCAATCAATATATGGGTTTTCTGGGGCTAATTGTGAAAAAATTGAGGGTTTGCTAAAGAATAAAAAAACCGTTATCGAGTTAACTTTAACTAAAAATTTTAGATCACATAAAAAAATTGTTGAGAACGCTAATAAGTTTAGTTCGTTAAGGGCCATACCAGAATCTGAAAATGAGGGTTTTGTTGATAATAAGTTCATAACCAAAAAGACACTATATGCTATGATGCAAGACGGAAAACCACTAACGGTTTTGGTTAGAACAAATAATGTAATTAAAGAGATAGAGAAGCAGGGTTTAAAAAAACAAATACCGATGAGGTATTTTAACTACATAACAAAAACAGACTTAGAGAATATCAAGAAATCTTCGATCTCAGAGCCTTTAAAGAAAAAACTTAATGAAGTATTGCCCTACTATTTAAATGTCCAGGAATTGGTTGGATTCATCGAAAATAACCAACATCTAGATGTGTTTGTCACCTCAATCCATAAAAGTAAGGGTAGAGAATTTCCTAGATGTGTTGTCGTTAACTCTGCCGACCCACAATTACTAGCAAAAGAAGGTGGTTATATGTACGATTTTAGTGAATTTTCTTTTATAACTGAAGATGGTGAAATCGATGAAGAAGGCCGCAACATACATTATGTCGCTGTTACTAGACCAAAGGAAGAACTATACTTTATGATATACGATGAATTTTAAAAATAAAAGCCACCCATAAGGTGGCTTTTTTAATATATAGAGTTTAAAACTTTACTATTTAATATAATTGGTTTTGGTATTATTACGACTTAATCATAAAAAATATCATACCAGACTAATTTTTGTTTCATCTAAAGTTATCTACCTTGTCCTCTATACGGTTTTTTGTAGTTTTTACTTCTCTTGTTTTTGCTTTGTTTGGTTTTGGCTATGATACCCTTTCTGGTAACCTTACCTCTGCTTTTGTGCATTTTAACATTTGAAGTTCCCGTGCTTTTTTTTGCTGCCATTGTTACTTAAATTAGTGGTTGATTAATTTTTTCATACGAGTGATTGTTTCATATATAGCCCCAGATTCAAAATCGTCATACGTCTTCATAGCGTGTTTGCCGTCTTCTTCATCCTCATGCTTACTTATCATCTCCTCGTAATCTATTTCTGGATTATAAATATCATCAGTGTAGTCATTATCCGTGGTCTCATTATACATATCCGATTCTTTTAGGTTATCATTAACCTCTTCTTCGGAACCTTCCATTGGTTCGATCACATATTTATCCACGTCTGACGACTGATTGATATCACTCATTAATGCTGCTTTCATGTTAGGTGTTAACTGAGAATAAATTTCTTCACCATATCTTTCAAGTATATTATTTTCTTCTCGCATATCAAAAACCTCGCCAGAGGCCATGAAAGCTAAAACTTCACCTAACTTAATATTTCTCCAAGCCTTCTTAGCAGCAGCTGCTTTATCACCGTTTGATCCCTTTAGCGCCTTAATATATGCGTTAGTATCAACAACTAATAATAGGTTGTTATTCGCTTGTACGTTAACCTGTTTTTCACTCTTAGGTTTATCACTAGCGATATACGAATTTAAATTTCTTCTAAAAGCGATATGTCTCACAGTACCATCCGCTTTAACGAACGCAACACTGGAAGTTATGTTTCTTTTATAGTTATCTTTTACTTTATCGGGTAATGTATCAAATGTTAACATAAGTTTTCTTTCTTATAAA